CGATACTCAGCAGGGAGAGTATAATATCACTTCTTGGTTCGTTTCAAAGGCGATTAAGAGACTTAGAAAAGACACAGAAGTCAAAGCAATTATCTCATACGCTGATAGCGACTATCATAGCGGCACAATTTATCGGGCTTGCAACTTTAAGTATTGCGGTCTATCAGAACCAAAGAAAGATTTCTACTTTGCAGACGGTACAAAACATTCACGAGGCAAAATAAAAGGTGCTGAGGGAGAATGGAAAGACCGCTCCCGCAAGCACCGATATGTTATGGTATTTGATAAGAGTTTAGAACTACAGTGGTAGAGTATTGACTGTATTCTCAGTTTGAACCAGTCTTCTAGTTACGAACTGAGAAGACTTACCATAATACATAACTCTTCTCATATCGGATAAGAAGAATTGTAAGTAATCTGATTTTAGTAGATAAATTCCTCTCTTTTCATCGTTCTTTCTTGTCTCATAAACAAAGTTACTGATTGCAGCCACTGGGTTCAGAGTTGCCGAAGCATTATCTGGGTCTGGAATTGTGAATCCAGAGTCAACAACTTTTCCTGCTGGGAGTATTAACTTTCCAGCAGAATTTTTTACTTCAGTGGTTTCATAAAAACGAGTGTTGTTTAAATCATTACCATACTTATTTTCAACATAAACATAAAGGTCTTTATTTGATAATGGCCATTGGTCTCTTACATTTGTAATACCAGCAGTTAGTAAGACAACCCAATCCAAATCAGCACTGCCGTATAATTCTTCAGCAACAACATCTGGTCTTACACCATCAGGTATTTGATACTTGTTGAATGCCGTAAAGACATTCTGTAAGTCATCACGAACTTTAACTCTTCTGAATAAGTTCTTGACTCTTACATATTCTAGAGAAGAATTCTTATTTGATAATGGAGACTGATAAAATAAGTCTGGTAGTTCGTTAAAGTAAGACATCTTAGTAACCTACTCCTTCTGCTAGTGGAATATCATTATAATCCTCAGAGTAAATTGGATTGAGTTCTTTGAATGTTAGGGTCATTTGAATGTGAACTGGCGTACCATCATGATAAGTAGCATAAGTTCCAGAACCCGTATAGTTTAAACTGATATCAGTTAAAGCCATTTGTTTAAACTTATTTAAAAATTTATGAGGTTTGTTTCCAGTCATATATGAGACTTCAAAAACACTTGGAGCTTCAACAAAAACCGTTGAACCACCAGACTTCCCAGTTTTTTTAGCCGTCATATTACTTTTAAAAGTTCTAATAATTTCTTTCACCACTTCTCCTTCTGCTTTATTTCTTGGAGCAAGATCAAAAGTAAATGGGAATGCTCTAAGATTTACACCCTCAAAGAGAAGTTCTAAGTTTGGATTAAAGATTTGACCAGTTGCCCTTGAAATTAATCCAGTTGTTGAAACATTACCGCTTAAAGCATTAACAAAGCTTGCTGAAATTGCTGCTACTGCCGCTTTTCTTGTATTTTCACTAATATCATTACCTTTTACGTTACCTATCTCCTTGATAATTTCCTGAATTCCTTTTGTACCTCTATCAATTACAGCATTTGCCGCAGAAACACCAAACGCAGAAAGTGGATCTAATGAATCAGGACCCCACCCAACAGAGTTTGTATCAGATAAATTTTGTGGTATTGGTAAAAATATTGTTGGACCTGTTTTTACTTTTTTATTTTTTTCACTTCCTTGTGCCGATGTTGATAACGAAGTTGTAATTAGTTCAGCTTTATCTTTATTAGAAGCATTATCTTTCAAATCACCTAAAGATTGTAATATATTTGCAATATTAGCATATTCTGGTGGTTGATAATCATACATTTCTATTTTCAAATAATCAGTGTTCTTCTCTATCTGCATATTTGCAGGATAGCGAAGTTGTTTTGGTTTTGTTTCAGTAGCTTTCTTACCAACAGTGGTATTTTTAGTGACATTAATAGCGTTAGAGGCAACACCTTCGGAGTAAGATGCATCTGCCCCTATTGATCCACCTATGTTGAGATCCATTTATTTGTTTTTTAGTTATTTAGTTTAAAATTTTGAAAAGGTAAGGATTCAACATCCTTTAGTTCTGAAGAATATATCTCATAAATGCCCATAGTAACTTCATTCCATGTATATTGTCTCATTGGACTTGATGCTTTTGTCTTCCAATGAAAGTTAATACCTCTGAATCCCCAACTAAAAACATCAGTTACAGCAACGAGTGGGTTTGAATCATACTCAATGTTAGGAGTCTTTGGACCATAGTTAAAAACATAATACTTCCCAGATTGAACTTCTCTTGGAGAAGATTCTTCCAATACTTGAATTAATTCAAGCATTACATCATCAGATTTCTCATTACCAACTAAACCATCAATAACTGAACGAATACGATTGCGATTGGTATCAGTATCTGTTGGTCTTTTTCTTCTTTGTTGTAGAGTTTTTCTAGGCATTACTTAATACCAAGTTCGTTTTCTGTAAGAACTTTAAACTCATAACCTCTATCAAGACACCACTCTTTTGCTGCTTTCCACTTTGCCTGATTTCTAGCATACTCAAATGCTTCGCGGAGATATCCCTTTGTCTGTCTCTTTGGTTTTGGTGGAGGAGCAGTCTGTCTTTGAGGTTTGATTTCAATAATGTATTTTTTGATTTGACCCGTAGATTCTTTTACCTTAATATAGAAGTCAGGGAAGTATCTGTGAGGTCTTCCATCTGCTGGTGAACGATACCAGACATACATCTCTTCACTGCCCCATTCCAAGATGGCTTCCGTAGTATCACAATACCTCATAAAGCGTCTTTCCCACAAAGACCGATAGATAATGTTTGTGGGGTCACCTTTGTATTTTTTTGGATATGATGGTTGAAATTTCCCGCTATATGCCATCTAAATACTTAATAATGTAAGACTCGTATAAGGTATTTAGAGTGGTTTCTAAAAAGTCGATATCAAGTTTTAAACCATTACTTACAAACTTAGCACAGACATCACAGTATCAAGTGACTTTTGGTGGTCTTCCTTTACCACTAAAACAGCATCTGAATGTGAGGGGTGTAAGTTCTTTTTATATTGGTGAAGATATTGGGTTGATGTGTAGTTCTGCTGCACTGCCTGGTAGTTCTTTTGGAACAGCAGATATTGTTGGAAACTATATGGGAGTCACTGAAAAGATGGCTCATACTAGACTTTATACTCAAATTGAATTAGAATTTTATGTTGATAGAGACTATAAAGTTCTCAAGTTTCTAGAGCACTGGATGGAGTTTATCTCTGGTGGGTCTGGCGTCCAAGAAAATACTGATGGATATTATTATAGGATGAGTTATCCAGAGGATTACAAATGCAATCAAACAAAGATTGTTAAGTTTGAGCGTGATTATAATAAAACAAAGGAATTAGAATATACTTTCATTGGAATGTTTCCTCTTGCTTTGAATGCAACTGCTGTAAATTATGGAAACTCTGAAATATTAAAAGCAACTGCAACATTTAACTTTGATAGATATCTTGCTGGTAAGTATAATAGTCTGACTGTTTATCAGGGATCTTCTGGTAATAAACAAAATAATAATCCACCAGAATCGAAAACTCAATCTGGTGGGTTAAAACCAGTATCTCCTGGTGCTGGTGCTGGGCAAGGTGTTTCCTTCATACCACAAGATCTTACTTATGCAGAAGCATTGGCTCAAGGAAAAGTTTATAATAGTCCTTATGCAGTGCAATAAATAATCACATATGAATTTTTTGGGTTATTATGCCTTTACCAAAGATTGCTACGCCAACATATGAGTTGGAAATTCCTTCTACTAAAAAGAAAATCAAGTATAGACCATTTTTAGTTAAGGAAGAAAAAATCCTTATTATCGCAATGGAAAGCGAAGACAGTAAGCAGATTGCGAATGCTGTTAAGGATGTTATTTCCAGTTGCATTACTACAAGAGGTATCAAGGTAGAGCAACTGTCTACTTTTGATATTGAATATATCTTCCTGAATATTCGTGGAAAGTCTGTTGGTGAAGAAGTAGAAGTTCTTATTACCTGCCCTGATGATGGAACGACACAAGTTCCAACAGTCATCAACCTTGATGATATTAAGGTGCAGTTTGATAAGAAGCATACAAGAGACATCAAACTTGACGAAGATTTGATTCTTCGTATGAAGTATCCTTCAATGGAGCAGTTCATTAAGAGTAATTTTAATCCTGGTGATAATGTTGATGTAGAAGATACTTTCAAACTTATTTCTTCCTGCATTGACCAAGTTTATAATGAAGAAGAGTCTTGGGCTGCTTCTGATTGCACAAAGAAAGAACTGAATGATTTCTTGGAGCAACTAAGTTCGAAGCAATTCAAAGAGATTGAAAAATTCTTTGAGACTATGCCTAAACTGTCTCATACTATTAAAGTCAACAATCCAAATACTGGTGTTGAGAGTGATGTTGTTCTTGAGGGTCTAAACGCTTTTTTCGGGTGAGTATGGCTCATGAAGATCTTGAGTCATACTTTAAGATTAACTTTGCCTTGATGCACCATCATAAATACTCTTTGACTGAACTAGAAAATATGATTCCTTGGGAAAGAGAAGTTTATCTTACTCTTCTCCAGCAATACATTGAGGAAGAAAACCTAAAACAGAGGTTAAATGGCTGAGTTCTCCTCACCCATTATGGGTGGTCTAAGAGTTGCTAGAAATAGATTCACACCATATTCGGTATTGGGACGCTCTGCTGCGTCCGAAGATAATCAACAGACAGTAGAAGTTTTAAGTAATAATCAAAGGTCGTTAGAGAATATAAATTCGTCATTGATTGCCGTAAGTGTACAGATATCACAACTCAATGCTTCTTTGGGTGGAATATCAAATCTTATAGCACAAGATTCTCAACTAGAAAGACTAAAAGAAAATCAAGAAATAATAAGGCAAAATAAATTATCGCAACAACAACTTAGAGAAGGAAAAGAAAGCATTGTAGAAAAGAAAATACAAACAGCACTAATTACTCCAATTCAAAAAGTTGGTACGAAAGCACAATTTGCATTATCCAACTTAATGAATGCTTTCACCATTCTTCTGACTGGATGGTTGACCAATCAAGTGCTAACCAATTTTAATTTTTACTATGATAACATTAAGAAAACACTGAATCTTATTCAGAAAGGTGCAACAACAAGTTTCGGTGTAATTTCAAATATATTTAATTTTGTAAAAACTTCTCTTGAAGATCTTTCTCAAAAAATTCTTTTAATTGGATCTATATTAAGAAGATCAGTATTTAATGGAATCTTTAAGAGACCTTTTGATTTTGTACTAAACAAGTTAAAAGAACTTTGGAAAAATCTTAAAGATAGAATTAAAAAAATTCCTGGTATTAACGCGATTCCAGGTCTTAATGCTATGCTTGGAGATAATGGTGGTAATAATGATAATACATCTGATGGTGCGGAAAAACCATCCGAATCAACAACACCATCTCCAGCTGATGTAATTAGCGATACTTTAAAAGGTGTAAGAGATTTTATATTTCCACCAAGTTCAGATGATACTGGAAATAATACAAATACCGATCAAAATCAAGATCAAAGTTCTACAAATTTATACGATACTAATAATTTTGCAACTGCTCTTTCCAATTTAGATGGAAAATCATTTTTCAATACTAACAATACTAATATTGATTTAAGTAAAACTGATATGTTTGGTAAAGATGGAATAGCACAAAACTTAAATTTTGATGTGAATGCAACATTCTCTGTGGATAGCACCGGAGATATGATGAATGCATTCTCACCGACGGCAGCAACACCAGCAACTCAGGCATCAATAAATCCTTTATCAAAAGACACTAGAATTGCACTAGCAAGTCAACAAGAACCAGAATCAAAAACACAAGTCATCGTAACACCAGCACCAGTAGCACAAACACAGCAAACTAAACCTGCTGTTGGCGGATATGGAAATGATTTACCTGCTATTGCAAGTTCTAACCCTGATAATTTTTATGCCTTATATTCACAAGTTAATTACAATGTAGTATAAGATGGCAAATTCTAACTTAGCCTACAGATCATCTATTAGCATCAAAAGTATATCTAATTCCGTTTCTGGTCTTAGAGAAGGGATATCGAATACTCAAAGGACTGCTATTAATATGAGTTCGGTATTATCAAATAGTAATAAGCAAAAAAGAGACCAGATATCCAGAAGTGAAGGTTTGTTTCGAAAAAGAAGGGAGGCAGTAAAAAGAAGAGAGCAAGAAGATGTTATTGAAGCATCTTCTATTGGTGGAGCAATAAAAAGAACTGGTAAAGTAGTTACAAATAGCACAAAGGGATTCTTAGGTAGAATATTTGATGCTGTTGGAGTTTTGATGATTGGTTGGTTAGTCAATAATTTACCAATGATTATTGACTTAGCAGGAAAACTATCCAAGAGAGTAAAGAAATTATTCGGTATTTTATCAACTGGAGTATCAGGGATATCTGATATTTTACTTGGATTTGGCGGTGTTTTATCTGGATTATATTCAAATATAATATCTTTTGATTTTACAGATTCTCAAGGAAAGATAGGCAAATCATTTGATAGAATAACTGACGGTTTTGATAAAGTAGAAAGGTCTATTCGTCAAACAATTAGATTGCTATCTGGAGATTTAAATCGATTGTTTGGTTTTGATACTAAGGTAGATGAATTTCCTTTACCATCAGATGAAGATGTAACTCCAGGATCTGGTGGAAGAGTTTCTGGTGGTAGTTCAGACTTTTGGTTACTTTCTTTAATCTCTCTGTATGAAAACTCAAACTCACAGGGAGCGGTTGATGTTGCTCAGTCAATCTACAATAGAATGGGATATAGTGGTAGAACTGCAAGACAAGAGATATTAGCAAAGAATCAATATGAACCAGTAGGTAAGTTTGGTAAAGCATCAGAATGGGATAAGGTTGTAGATAGAGAATCTGCTATTGCTCATATTAAAAAGTATCCAGGTAATGGTGCGAGTGCTTCAGGACTTGATAGAGTTGCTTCATCATTACTGAACAAGTCTATGCAAGAAAAAGCAGCAAAATTTGTTGGTAATAGACCAGACTTTAGAAGTGAATCATATGAAAACCAAAATGATGAGATGACTAAAGATTCTACCAGGCACGGTCAGACCTTTGGTTTTAACAGGGGCAGTGCTTATCTTGGAAGAAGTGATAGTCCAGCAGGTGTTCCTGATTTTGGAGCAAGTTTGTTGACTGGTCCACAATTAGAAAATGTTAAACTATCAGTGGGAACTGATTTGACTGATAAAATAGGCAGAGGAGTTAAATATATCGAAATAACAGATGTTGTTGGGTCATCAAGAGAAGGTGGAAGAAAACATGCTGGTATTGATATTGGTGCTCCTGCTGGAACTTATATTTCATTAAGAGTTGATTGTGAAGTCGTAGGATTTAAGTCGGCACAGTCTGGTGGTAAATATGGAAATGTAATTGATGTTTGGATTCCAAGTTACGGTGTCCAGTTGAGATTCGCTCACTGCAAGAATCTGTTGATAACTTCTGGAAAGATAAAAGCAGAGACATCATTCGCAACTGTTGGTGAAACTGGGTCTGCTGATGGTCCCCATATTCACCTCGAATATACAAAACAGAGAGGTAGAATGTCTGGAAGTGATGGTGATCCATCTCCTTATGTTGGATTACTTCTTCTTACCAATGGAAAACTACAGGCATCAGCAACAACGACTACAAATAAAACAACTACCGTTGCTCAAATAAATATTGAAGATGTTAGAAGAAGAGATCCACAAGCACTAGCAAAAAATAAACCTTCAAACATTATTACAGTTCCTGCTCCACAACAACCACAACAAATAGCATCAGCACCAATTATGTCTGATAGTGGACCTTCATTTACTCCAAGTGGAGATAATGTAAATACCTTTATTACTAAAAAATTACTGTTAGATTTAGCATATACTTAAATGGCTGCAATAGACGCATCAATATATGAAGAATTAGTTATAGAGTCTAATGATGGAGTAAATTCTGTCGATATTAGACTTGGAACTGCTTCAATTGATTATTATGAAGATGTTTTTTCGCCAACTATAACAATAAAAATTACTGTTGTAAACACTGGTGATGCTGTTATTACTAAAAGTGGTAAAGTCAAGTCTATTTACAATGGTCTACCATTGAGAGGTGGAGAAAGAGTTTCTATTAAGATTGCTGGAAATACGGAAACAAATTCTGGTCTAGATTTTGCTACAACACCAGCAGATTATTTGTATGTTTCTAGTATCACAAATGTGATTAGTGAACCACAAAGAGAAGTGTTTACTATTCATTTAGTATCAAGAGAAGCAATCACCAACGAAACAACTAGAGTATCTAAAAAATATCCTACTAGTTCACCAATTAGTGTATCTGCAGAAAAAATTATCACAGAATATTTGAAACCAGATAAAGATAGTGAAATTGATACAACAACAAATGATTATGGATTTATTGGAAATCTCAGAAAACCATTCACAGTATTAACTTGGTTAGCATCAAAGGCAGTTCCAGATATTACTGACGGAACTGCTGGGTTTTTATTTTATCAAACACAAGATGGTTTCAAGTTTAAATCTATTGATAAGTTGATTTCCACCAAACCAATATTTGAATATGTGTATACTGGAGCGAATAATAGTGGTCTTCTAGAAAATAATGATCTTAAGATTCTAAGTTATACTACTAACAAAAATCAAAATTTGCTTGAGAAGTTAAGATTGGGTGCTTACTCTTCTTATAGAGTTGGATTTAATCCATTGACTGGTTCATTTTCTGAAGGTGCGAATCAAAATCAAGCATCTTTTGGAGTTAATCAATATAAAGATAAAACTAAAAACTTAGGGCAAGAAGTTAAACTTCCCCCAATATCAAATGATGCGAATGTTGGTCTTGGAGATATCCCAACTAGAATTATATCCCAACTTTTTGATGTCGGTACTGTTGATAAAGGTGTGTCGCTCAAACCAAATGCAGACCCATTCAAATATCAATCTCAGTCAATTATGAGATATAACTTACTGTTTACACAACAGTTAAGTATGACTATACCTCTAAACACTAACTTAAAAGCAGGTGATATTATTTCTTGCAAGTTCCCAGAAAATAGTAGGGATAAAGAAAAAACTTATGATGATGAGCAGAGTGGTCTATATATGATTAAGGAGTTATGTCATCACTTTGACCTAGACCAATCTCTAACATCTATGAAACTTGTGAGAGATACATTTGGTTTATATGGAACAAACAACCAATAATTAAATGGAAGAATCTTTACTTAAAACACATTTCTTAGGAAGAGATGGATTTAGATGGTGGATAGGTCAAATACCACCACTGAATCCAGAGATGGAGAAACAAATTAGTGGTAGTGGATGGGGAAATAGATATCCCGTTCGTATTATGGGTTATCATCCATACAATAAAAATGAACTTCCAGATGAAGATTTGCCTTGGGCACTTGTAACTCTTCCTCCAGGAACAGGAACTGGAAGTTGTGGTATATCAAAGTCAGTAAAATTTTGTCCAGGTGATGCTGTATTAGGATTCTTTTTGGATGGAGATAACGCACAACAACCTGTTATCTTTGGTTCTTTCGGAAACACTCAATATAAAATATTTGATGGTGATGATAGTGTTGCCTTTTCTTCATTCACTGGATATAATACAAAAATCAAAAAACCTGATGGTAGTGTATTAAAACCAAAAGGTCAGGAGACAAATGAATCAAACGCAGCATCAGCACCATCTCCAAGAGCATTAAGTCCAGAAAAGGCTAAGAATCTTACCGATAATGCATCACTATCAGGATCTATTGGTAAGAAAATATCTTTGCCTTGTGGGCAGAGTTGTAATGCTCAGATATTAAATAAAGTTCAAACTGCTCTTGAGCAATTCCTTTTTGATATAAAAAATTTAAAAGCTCAAGTTGATATGGATCTTGAGTATGCTAAAGATTGGATAAACAAAGAAATTGATTATAGAGCAGAGCAAATAACTGGAATACTTTCTGGTTTTGTTGGTGGAATAATGAATAAAGTTTATGATAAATTGATTCCAACTCTCAGGCAAGCATTAAAAGCAATGCATGATGAGATTATAGCAGTGCTTACACCAAGTATAGGTCCTATAGCTGCTAAAACGGCTGCTATTGTTGCCCTTAAGGCAATGGTAGAACCAATCAAAAATATACAAAACCAATTAGCATGTCTTACTAATCAGATCATAAAATCACTAACAAACACAGTAGCAGATATTTTAAAATCGATTGCAGATAATGCTATTAACTTTGTTGATTGTTTAGCAGACCAATTTATTGGTGGTATTACGAATGGAGTTTTTGACCAAATACTTGATGGTATGACTCCACTATTTGCTGCACTAGAAACTACTCAAGCAGGTCAAATCTTCAAACTTTTAGGTGATGATTTTAATTTTGAGCAAGATATCTTGAGAAAAGTGGAAGATGCTGCTGAAGATGCTGCTGAAAGTGTTCTTGAAGGTTTGGCTGATGTATTTGTATGCGATAAACCAAGTCCACAAGATAAGTATGGTGCTTGTGAATATAGAATTGGATCTGGACCAGGAAAGAGAAAGAGTTTAGATATTAGTAAGATTGTTAAGGATGCTAATACAGCAAAAGCAATTTCACTAGTTGCTGGTGGGACACTAGACGATCTTGCTACTGCTTATGGAGCATTTACTGCCTTTACAAAGGATATTTCAGTTCCCGACTTCTCCTCTGCATTTGGCGAATGTTATGCTGGTGTTCCACAATTCTGTGGATCTCCAAAAATTAATATCTTTGGTGGAGAAGGAGACGGTACTGCTACTGCAGAACCAGTATTTGGATTAAATGTTCTTGGGGGCAATGGCAAGACTACTGGTAGTATTATATCCTATAAGGTCACTAATCCTGGGGGTAAATTCAAGTTCCCACCATTTGTTGAGGTTGTAGATAATTGTGACCAAGGATATGGTGCACAAGCGAAGGCAATATTAAAACCTGATGGTACACTTGATAAAATTGTACCGAAGAATGATAAGACAATCGGTGAAAACTATCCATCCGACGAAGATCCAGATACTGAGAAGAAGATAGCAGAAGTTCTGCCTCTTCAGGCTGGTACTGGTTATGAACCTGGAGATACAATAACAGATCAGTTTGATAATGAATACGAACCAACAATTCAAAATGGTGGTATCACTAAGGTAACTCCAATAAATAATCCTACATTCACTGAACCTCCTGTCCTTACAATTAACTCTGATACTGGATCAGGTGCAATTCTTTCGCCAATACTTGAAAATGTAGAGGATGTAGTAGCAGCAGTCGATCCAGGTGATGTTCAGAGCGTAATAGATTGTATAACATAAGATATGATTCCTACAGATAAACAAGACTGGTATTCTAGATATTGTGAGGCATTTCCATCCTTCAGGATTGATGTTAGTAACCCTCAACAAGGTGAAGGCGGTCCTGAAGTATGGACAATGTATGGTTATACGGCATCTCTAGAAAAATCTGTTATCAGTTATGACCATAATGCTAAGTTGAAGGTTCATAGTGAAGGAACGATTGAGATTGTTGGCGGACAAAAGGTATCTACAGAACAAGAAGAGACAATTCTAATCACAACCGCAACTGGAAATATTACAATCAAAGCAGATAAGAATGGTGCTATAAAAATATCTGGAAAAAATATTACGATTGAAGCAGAGAATGATTTAGAATTGAGTGCTGGTGGTGATAT